TAGCTTCTCTAGTATTCCATCGAGCCAGCTCACCGTCTTCCAGTAACCACTCATATAGAGTTGGTTCCGGAATGAGACGAGTGAGATGACCTCCTTAGCGTCTTGCCGTTGTGTCGGAAACGCTTGCCGGACACGAGTTATACTAACATCGTGCCCATTAAAGTACTCCCGACCACAAGATTCTCTGAACTTTCCAGTCCAGAAACTCTTGTCAACCCCTACTCGAGCACCGAAATGTTCGAGCACGTTGACAACGGAATGCACGTGATCCTTGGGGACAATTAGATCGTCACCAAAGACGCGCACCCTGCCAGACCAGTCATTATTCATAACTGATCTGGTTAGTGACGTGTTGAGCGATCTTTGAATGCCGAGGAAGATCAATGTCGTGAAGACCATTGCTTCAAACGGAAAGCAAAGTGCTGAACCCATCGACGCAAACTTCGCAAGGCGAATTACTTCGCCATTGGGAAGTTCAGCCCGTCGTGATCTTGTCGCATCGACAGCCCCTGACAAATGAGGCCATCGTTGCGTCATAGCACGGACAAGCTGATTAGATACCCTATCGGATGCGTCACTCAAATCGAGTGTAGCAGTTCGGTTATCAGCCGAACCGATACGAGCGAACTCCTGGTTAGGAGTCTGGTCGTCGAAACCGATAACCCTCGACAAGAAGTCATCATTGTCGAGGTATACGAGCAACCGTTCCAGAACCGCCTGCTGCATATATTGCATGCAGGTAGGTTCCATCGCAATTACTCGAGGGTTCTTGAGCGTCTTAGGCACGAGGGTAACCTTAACAGGCACCTCCGCGCCAGGTTCGAGGAAGTCAACTCCAGCGAGCTGGTCATAAAAACGCCAGCTCGGGAGGAGGTTCTCGCCGGCAGCAAAGCCGGAGTATTCGAGACGTTCGGTCCAGACCGACTGATTGAACTTTTGGTTTCCCTTGAGTCCATCAGCGGTAGATCCTGGGCCGTGTTTAGGAGAATATACCCCATGGTAGATATCTCTATCAACCTTGGTGAAAATACCTCCGAACAACATGTTCGATACAGAAACGAACTCAGCAAGATCTCTCTCGTTGAGTTCGCGGTCGAACAAACGGACTTCCTGCTCACACTCGACATATCCAATGACGGATTTTAGCTTTCGTGCCGATGAGCACTCGAGCTCGATCTTGCCAAACATCAGCGTTAGCTGACGCAAGGCACGTATCGAATCCGTACACGGATTGTCGAGCAACAAGCCACTACTGCTGTCGAACACACGACTGAAGAAACCTCCTAGAAACAGGGGGAGCCTTCCCCGTCTATCCTTACGGAACGACGGGTGGATAGTCACCTCACCTTGGTCAAGCCATTTTTGGACAGCTTTTCCAAGGCTCGGTAGGGTAATCGTCAAAAACGAGAACCCCTCATGTTCGACACGAACCGCGACGGTATTAATGTCGCGGCTGGCGCTAGTGCAGCATATGCTGGCGGATTCCTCCGCCAGCTGAGACCAGAGTGACATAAGGCTTTTCATCGAACCTCCTCTCATGAGAAGGCAATCGAATCCGTAGCCTACAGTCACGAGCTACGAGTGCAGGGACACCGGCAACGCCGGCATCCTAGCTCCGCGATTGATAACCGCGGGGGCACTCGAACCACGGGAGCTGGAGGTAATTAAACCTCCAAGCCTAACGCACTCCATCCGGCTAAGGTGAGGGCCTCACAGCCCATCCAGTCACCCAAGCCAGTTGAAAAGCACGTCTACCACTCGTTCAGCAACTTTGAACATAGCAAAGATCAACACCAGCGTTTTATAGCTGACACTGATCGTAATGCCAAAGTCATTGCTGCTGGCCGAGTTGCGGCCACGGTACTGGGACATTACATCCTCAGCACCGTACTCGCTACGACTCACCGCCAATCAACTTAGCGATGAGCGCATTGGTCGATGCGGTACACAGGGTATTAAACCCCGTGAAAACCTGCATCAACTCCGCGTTCGTATACCCAGCAGGCGGAACGTCGACGACCATGTAAATGGCCGAACCGACCTTCACGTTCTGCGAGGGAACGAACGGATCCGGAGTGACCTTCGCGTGGTCGAACCTCAGAAGGTGTCGGGTCCGCCCCTGTTTTACCAGGTTATGGTTGACCGACAGCTTCCACAATCCGTCAGCACTAGTGTACGCTGACTCGCTTCCCTCCGAGAAAGTTCTCGGTAGGGGCGTGGTCACCGCATTAATGGTGATAGATTGAGGATCGGCAAGTGCCATAGGCATCACTCCTAGGGCCCAGGTCTTGGACCCCAATTGGCGTTTAGCTCAGTAACAGTACACTGCAGCTAGACCCGGCTCACACCGAGCGCAGCCACGATGGCTTTCTGGCGGTTTGACAAAGACCCCCATGAAACGCCGAAACCGAAAGGTGTAGCCCTCCGACGGAGTTTTACTTCCGTCACCAGGGATACTGGCTGAGGGTAGACGGCGGATTTATATCCCGTCCGTCCCATGAAGCGGTACGTATCACGGACAATTGTATGCTCCATGATATAACCATACTTCATGACGAGACCGTCCGATGACCACGAGCTGACGTTGTGTATTACATCGCCAGTACTCGCAAACCAATCGGCGGCCCAGCTCCAAGGAGCAAGGTTCCACAACACCTCTGGATCCAGGTCCAAGCCGAAAAGGCGAATAGCCTGCTCGGCATGCGCAACCAGTCCATCACCAGTGTCTTTTGGTAGATGGTAGGTAAACGCACCTGAGAACCATTGGCGTTTGAACGTGTAACGTTCGCGTTCAACCTTGCCTTGGTTGAACACGTCATGCCACTCATTCACATCGCTCAATGCCAACGCTTTCGCGGAGGCAGAGGGCTTAGTGATGGTGTACACACGTGTTTCAATAGGTGGAAACTCATACCTGCGGCGTACTAGCTTCCCCGCATCCTTCAGGTACTGATTCAACAGCGCCTGAAATTTCGTGACGCCTTTAGTGACGTCCGAAATATCGGATATAAGGGGAGCCCAGCCGAATTGGGCATTCAGATACTCATCGCCAGAGGCCCGGAAAACATCCCGAGCTTTCTTAGCGCGAGTCTTCCACACGAGGGACCCCAACATGTGGGGTATACCCTCTCTGTAGAACTCTGATAGCCCTACGGCTAGTTCAGCCACACTATTGTCAGGGGCACAACGGGCGACAGCAGTTGTCCCTGCCTTCATTAGAGCTGAGTCACTAGACTCTGCAGAAGGTGGGAACGGCATGCTGCTTGGGGCGTCAGGAACGATGCACGCATTAAGCGTCTTTCGAACCAACGGCCCCCCACCCGGACTGTAGTACCCTGAGTCGACAAATTGCTGAACCAAAGGTGGTCCAGCAAAGTACGACTTTCGGGACGTAAAGTCCCCCCCGACATCCTCCGAACGATTGGAGGACACATAGCCGAGATGCCGGATTTGCCAGGCGACCCATTGGGCCTCTGTCATCCGCCACTCGGGGTGAGATTCGGACGCAGTCACCTGCGTCCCCTGCCAGGTTTCATAGACAGGCCTCATATCCTCAACCGAGTTCTGAGTCAGCTTACCGCTGATATCATATACTCGGAACCGGGCGTTAAACCCGGTCATCGGGAGAGACCTTCTTTTGACACTACCCAGCAGGCACCAGAGCTCCTTCTGG